GCTATGCTAGAAAAAATCGTAGAATCGTGTCAGTTTTTATTAAATAACTTTCCAGAGGCACAGGAATGTAGGGATTATCTTGATTCGCGTATTAATAAAACTAGCCAAGAAATGTTTCAATTTGGATATTTTCCGAATATAAGTAATATATCGGTTTTAACCTCTTTAATATCAGAAGAAGATTTGTACTCAACAAAACTACTATATAATAAGGATGTTGAAGACTCTTTTTATCCAAGAACGTTTTTATTTTCATTTTTCGATAATTATCCTCTTATTATGCCATATAAGAGTGCTTACGGAGAAATAGTTGCTCTTGTTGGAAGAACGTTATTGTCAGAAGAAGAGAGATCTAAAGAAGGAATAGCAAAATATAAGAATACTGTTTTTCAGAAAAGAAACTATTTATTTGGTTTATATGAAAATAAACGTAATATTATACAACAAGATAGTGTCTATATAGTAGAAGGACAATTTGATGTTATTAAATCTGTAGAGTCTGGATTTAGAAATATTGTTGCGTTAGGTAATTCTAATATGACTTACTATCAATTTTCTATAATTAGCAGATACACCAATAATATATTCTTATTGTTGGATAATGATGAGGCGGGTGAGCGAGGAAGAAGACGTATTGTAGAACGTTTCGGAAAATATGCTAACATTCGAAACTTTTATTTGCCAAAGGAATACAAAGATATAGACGAGTTCCTATCACATAATGATTATGAGTCATTATCTTTTCTTGTCAAGGATTAAATAGTAGATGTAGTTATATTGATTAACTTAAAGCTCAAAATACAACTTTCAATATCGTCAATTACCACCAGCACAAGGCTGGTGCCCTTATTGGCATAAGACCATAAATGAGGAGCATCATGAATAAAAGACAGAACAGGAGCGACCATTATCAGTGGGTTTTGCTCGAAACAGTTTGTAGTAATGATATGATGGAGTCTTTTTGTAATGAGGAGGGAATCTATAATAGATTAAATCCATTTGGCTATAATGAGGACTTAATGGAACTTGAAGAACAACTGAAAGTTGAATTTTGGAGGGTTGTAGACACTTTACTTACACCAAGACAGAGAGAAGTCATTAGACTATATGCTGACGGTTACACACAGATGGAAATTGCTAGGATGCTTAATGTAAACCAAAGCTCTATTACTAAATCACTAAATGGTAATGTGGATTACAAAAATGGAAAGAAGATATATGGTGGGGCCAGAAAAAAGATTATAAAAATAATAGAGAATGACGTTCGTATAAAAGAGATACTAAGCCAAATGAGAGAGTTGCGTAACGAGACTTGGTAACATAACTTAATTTATAATCTTATGCCAAGAAAGACACAAGTATTATGTTGGTGGTGATTGACAGAATAATTGTATATATGAGATGTAGTTTTATGATTAAAAACTACATCTCTTTTTTTTGCTAATAAAATTGAATTCTATTGAATAGTAATATAGAAAATAAGGTATACTTATTATCAATATTTCTTTATGTATAGTATGGCATATTCTGTATAATAGGAGACGTGATGTCGAAATTTGCTATAAATTACTCAGATTTAGAAAAAACTATTTATAAGAAGGCTTATCGTCTTAAAGATGTACAAGATCGTATAGAACGGGTAGCATTTGATGTGGTTCGCTTTAATGACGATGACAATGGCGCCAAACTATGGCAAATTCAGAGCGCTGACGATGGTGACTATATTGTATCTATTTATGAGCCAGATCCAAATGAAAAAATAGTAAATTCCTGGTCTGTTTCAATTAATAAAATTAGTGGCGATATGCAAATATCGTATAAGGGAGATCCATTAGTTAGATTAGCCTACAATAAATTGGGTATTCCACGATCTGAATTATCAAGAGTAGAGCAATATTTGCCACAAAAGTTAGCCAATAATAAAAAATTAGTCACTTCATTGTTAAATGAACTTAGTGAATCAGCTAAAAAAGAGGTATTAAGTAAATACCCTGAATTGGGTTAAATTACGGAATAGGTGTTTAAATGAGCCTCGATAAAATACAACAATTAATTAGTTCTATCACAAATACAATAGAGGATAATCATAAGATTGCTACTCCTGTGCTGGCTGTTAAATTAGCAAAATCTCTCGAATTGTATCCTCATGACCAAACACTTGGAACTATGTTGAGAGTTATTGATCAAATGGCAGCTAATAATACATTATTTATTAGCAGAGGAGATCTTAAAAGTCTATATCAAAAGCTGTATTCTACAAACACAAAGTTTGCCCAATTATTTAGTGACGAACTTGGTATCGTAGAAGCTCCCAAAGAAGTTAAGACAGCTTCAAGAGATGATTCAACTAATTTGAATTTTTATGAAGTAGCAGATCCAATTCTATCAAATGCATTAAATAGTGTATTCGACAAAAATATTCCGTTAAAACTATATTCTCAGGCACTTGCAAATAAAGCTGTTGTATCAGTTAATACTGATTTGGATTCTTGGGGGCTCAAACCAACATCCTTAGCTGTTTGTGATGGTAATGATAAATTTCTTGTTCTTAAGGCTGATTATGAGACTCCAAAGGGAATTACTAGTTTTTATGTTCCTATTGAAGTAGTTGATAATAAGATTTCCGAAGCATCTGTATTTATGGGTAATTTGGGACCACAAGAATTAAATCACAACAATGTAAAAGACTATATTACTGCAAATGCAGGTTCTAAGCTTAAGATTAGTGCTGCCAATATATTAGGTGTTCTTACAAAGGCTGCTAGCGAAAACAGAGAAATCAGCGATGCTGAATTAGCTCTTACAAGATTATATGCTACTCGTCAAGGCAAGGCAGAATTCTCCCAGGGGCAAATTATTGGACAAAAAGTCGATGAAGCAGCAAAAGGAGATATTGTCTTTCCAAAATCTGATGAATTTGTCTCTTTTGAGAAGCGATTTTCAACACCAACTGGATTTGCCACATTTAAGTTTGGTAAAGATACAATTAATATTGTTCGCAACAATATAATGAGAGAATTGGTTAGTATGGGTTATTCTAATGCTCAACTTGCAATTTCTGATGTTAACGAAAATACAGTATTTTATAGTGTTTCATTGGATGGTGGCAAAGTTGCTTTTGTTGTGCCGGTCAAAATTACTAATGGCAGAGTGAATAAACCTTCGGTCTTTTTGTGCAATGGCTCTGTGTCAGTCTTTGAAAAAGAAAATATTGATAATCTATATGTCAACAACGAATCAGATTATAAGGCAGCAGCAATTGCTTCTCCGTTGTTCGATCTTAAACCAAGTGAATTAATTGATAATATCAGATCGGCAGTATCTGAAGGTAATGTTGCCAAAGCAGAAGACGCTCTAAATGTGTTGGCTAATTCTGGAGATGCGAAAGCTTATGCAACTGGATTCCAAGCTTTTGTACATGGATTAGGAACTAAGAGGGTAGAAGCATCTTCTGCTAATCATTGCAACATGATTATTAGTGATAGCAAGGTTAGCAAGTACCAAATATGTGGACATACTGGTTTGCCATTACATAAGGTTTATCAGGATAAGGATGGCAATTGTCGACCATTATACAGACGCGGAATGGATGAAACATATGAGGGCGCAAGCTTTATGAATGCTAAAATTTTTGGATAAATCATGACTCAACGATTGTTTAGATTAGCAGATATCTATAATTACAAGTATAAGATTTTGTCATTTGCTGCTAAATCAGATGACGAAATGTTGAAAGAACACAAAGGCGAAATGCTTGGCGTTCTAAGAGCTATTTTAGGTCATTCATCAAAAACAACTGGCGTTTTATCTAGATTCAACGCTATAAGAGAATTATATAGAATTGAACAGAGCAATGTTACACCAGGAGGCAAACAGCGCAAAGGTCTTGCTATGAGTTTTTTAAACGCAGCCTCTGAATTCGGAACTAAATTAGAGGAAGAAACACCAGATAATCCAATGGATAAAAACGAGTTTTATGATAGAATATGTACTCTATTGGTACATCTGAATAACATTACGAATGATCATGCCATATATGAGAAAATAAAAGATATTCATAATATAAATGTTCCAGGTAAAGAATATAGAGACAAAATAATACAGGGTGTATATAATTTTGCAAAATCTTTTGCTACTAGGCTTGAGAAGATAAAGTCTATTTGGGAAGCTCGCGGTGTGGATTCAGAATTAGTTGCGCAATATAACGAACCAGGAATTACTGAGGTCGGTGATATTGATATGAAAATTCTTGATCGACATCTTATAAAGGCATTTTTGTTAGCAATGGGTGATTATTATGGGATAGATTCTGTTGAGGATCCATTGTGGTATTATATTTATAATGCTCCAAATACCTTACCTAATGAAGAATTGAAAAAAACCGCAATGGATTTGAGAAATCGTTTGGTAGATATAATTAGAGCATGGAATAGTAGCAGAACTAAGCCCAAATTTGATAGCAGATTTGCCAAAGATGTCTACGAATTCAAAGAGGCATTACGTAATGCTGGTGTAAAAGAATTTAAAATATAAAGACTATAAAATGAGAGAAGTTCTTAGGCGGTGAAGGCGAATGCAATGAAGGTGGAGTAATATGAGAATATCAGAAATGTTAACGGCAATAGCATCTTGGCTTGAAAGTCCAGATAATGAAGCAATACTACTTGCAGAATATGACGAAGAATGTTTGCAAATTGTTGCAAATTCTTGTGTTCAAGCAGCGGCTTTGTTAAAAATAACTGCGGAAGCGGTTGAAGATATAGAACCACCTGAAGAATCTAAGATAACTCCTGAATCAGTAGAAGAATTAGCAAATCTTGCTACTGCCCTTGATGAATCTGGTGACCCAGCTTTACAAAAACAAGCATCTGTAATAGATGAACTTCTATTAACAGTCGCATCTCCTCCTGATGCTGTTGCTCAGAGGCAAGATCTTTTAGACAAAAGGCTTGAAGAAGTTAAAAAAAAATATGAGCAACCAAGAAAGGACTTATCCGAAGTAAACAAAATCGCTGATTCTGAAAAGTTAATAGAAAAGAGTAATATGACAAAACAAATGGATATATTAGAGGCACCATTAAGTTCTAGATATTGTCCAGACCATCCCGGTGCGCAAATGGCTCGTGTAGGTGAACATATGTGGCAGTGTGAGTTAGATAAAAAGATTTATAATTTTGAAACGGGGTTCACTCTAAATAATGGAACAAAGGTTCCTGGCGGTGATGTATCTAATCAGACTAAAGCATTTGATGTGCCATTCTATAATATTTTTGATTCTAGAGAAGATAGATTAAGACAATAATTTCAACACAATATAGAAGGTATTTTGGTAATAATATGATTGGAAGAGCAGCGTGTAATGAACAAAAATGCACTCAAGAAGATTTTGGAGCATCCAGATAAGGACGAGATTATCTCTAAACTAATTATTGGTATCTCTGCTAAAGATATACATGACTGGTTGAAAGCTAAATATACCAATGTAAGCGAAATGAAGTTTGTAATTGCTGAAAAATCTATTAAGTCTTTTCAATCTAATTATCTAGACATTTATAATATGATTAATGCTGATTTGGCTAAATCTAAATCAGCGTTAGCTACAAATACTGAGGAGCAACTATCTTTATCTATTCAAAATAATCCAACTTACAAGAATAAAATGCTTGAGTTGGCTGGCAAGGAACTGGATATAAGGCAAATTGTTACTAACTTATGTGTTGCTATAGAGAGCAGATTGGCTCAGGTATTCGATGAAATACAAGAAGATCCTAGAAACATCAATACAAGAGTAGATAGATTGTTAATTGATTATGCCGAAGTTCTTGGAAATATATTGGAGAAATATTATAAGTTTACAGAAGTCCCGGTAAATCAAACAGTAGAACACAAAGTCACATTACAGGTTGTAGATCAGCATATTTCTGTATTTCATGATGTAATAAGAAAAGTTCTATCTCAAAT